CTATAATTGTATAGCTTTAAACTCCCTGATGCTTGGAGTTTCTACTTTTTTCTCCTTACCATCAAGCTCTTTTCTTACTTTCTCAAGCTTCAAAAGCTCATCTGTTGCATCCTCTAATCCCAAATGGGTGTACGTATTAAGTGTTACACTTATGTCGCTATGCCCCATCAGATATTGAAGCGTTTTTGGATTCATTCCTGCCTTAGCCATATTGCTGCAATATGTATGCCTACATACATGTGGTGTGATGTTGGGAATCTGGATCCTATAAATGTTATTGTATCTGTTCACCATATTATTAAAGCGGTGCTCCCAGTGCATGGCCACAAGTGGCATTCCATTCTCATCCAGAAAAAGAAATCCGGTATATCCGTCAACCATCTTTTCTATGGTGTAATCCTCTCTTTCTTCAAGTATCCGCCTGAAACACTCAGCCACATCATCAGTTATAGGAAGCTTCCTTGTTCCGGCATTTGTTTTTGTACTTGCAATTACATACTGCATGTCCGAGGTTCGCTGAAGCTGATGATCTATGTTTATCACCTTGTTTTCCAGATCAACGTCGCTTACTGTAAGTCCGCAGAACTCTGAAATTCTCATTCCTGTATGAAAAAGAATATAAACCGCATCGTAATACTTATAATAAACATTATCGTCATGTATGAACTTAAGGAACTTTTTCATCTGATCCTTTGTGATTGCTTCTCTTGTCACAGAATCATTAACCACAACTCCAGCAAGCTCAAATCCAAATGGATTCTTCTGAAGGCAATCATCGTCAACAGCCATCTGGAACGCGGGCCTAAGAACTCCTCTTATTGTCTTTATTGAACTATATCCTCTTCCGTCCTCTTGCTGCAGTTTTATCAAAAATAACTTTGCATCTGATGTTTTTACCTGTGATATCTTTTTTCCACCAAAAGGTTCTTTAGCAAGTATATTCTTTGCAAAATTATAATTCATTCGCGTATTATGTTTAACTCCGGTTTTTGTAGCCAGGTATCTTTCCACAAGTTCCAAAACCGTTATATTTTTTCCTGTAGGATCGATCTGTGAATCAATATCATATCCGATCAGTTTTTCCTTTTCTCTAAGTGAAAGGTCTGGCTTTTTCCCTTTTTGCTGTGGATCCGTGGGCTCTAGCCTCCAGCTATAAACGAAATGTGGCTTACCACCTATATGGTACTTAAATTGGTATTTTCCATTTGCTCTGATTGACTCTCCACACCTCAAAACTCTGTGCTTGCTGTCTCTTCTTTGACTACTTTTTCCCATATGCCCTCCTCTTTAGTTCCTGATGTGTTTCTAAGTATTTCTCAAATTCAGCCCTTATTATCAGGTTCCTGCCGTCATAGTACTTAACAGTAAAATCTGTCCTCTCTTCCATCAGCTTCCACATTTTTCTTCTGCTAAGTACATAAAATGTAATTGCCTCCTCTGGTGTAATAATGTTTTTATTTCCCGGTGATGGTCTTCTCATGCCGCATTCCTCCTTTGTTTATATATCCCTCTAAGCGCCAGATATAGCAACTACTATCGGCAGATAAAAAGGATCATATACAAGAAGTTTCATCAATGTACTTTTCAAACTTTTTTCTGTGAACCATGGTCCTGTCACCATTATGGAGTCCAAGGCATGGGTTCTCATTTACAAGGAATCTTATTCTCTTTTCGCCAATACCAAAGTAAGCTGCTGCCTCCTTTACAGTAAGCAGATACTTTTCACTGAACGAAACCACCATAGTCTTTTTGTTTTCTATCATAATGAACCTCCCTAAATAATCTCGTTAACAAAGCTTCTATAATCCCTAATTACAAAACCTGTGAAAATGTACGAGAAAAATAAAATTTTCTAATAGTTAAGTATTTGAAGAGGAGTATTTTTCCGGTTTTTGGAAAATCTCTTCTAACTTCCTAAGTGGATTTCAGAGATAAAATTCCGGGTCTTTTGAAAAAAAAGCACAAAAAAAGCCTCATGGCATAACCACGAGGCTCTAGCAGTGTTATTCTATTCTCTTTTTAATACTATTATGTCAATTCTTCTTACATCTCAAATCATATACTTAACACATCTTTCACTACAGATCTGAGGTCTTCACCTCCAGAATTAACTTCCGGAACCAGAAACCTTGACATCTCATCATCACATATAGCTTTTATCCCATTAAGGAATACTTTTTTATCGTCTACATCTGGGAAAAGTGTGTTTAAATCTCCAGTGTGAGCTACAAATCTTCCAGTACTGCTTCTCTTCTTTCCCCATATATGAATTCCTTTAATGACTTCTCTATATGGTACAAGCATATGGACAGCATTCGTATATTTTCCCCTATCGAAACATTCTGGATGAATAAGTTCTCCTGTCAGAAGCTGTGGAAAATCTAAAACCACACCAAGTCTGACGTTGTTTTCTCTTATCTTTTTGCAAAGCTCCGCTATCTCTTCTGCCGCGCTAACTACAAATTTCCCTCCCCTATATATGGAGCCAGCTCTGTTTTCAACAACTATTTTTACATCAGGATATATTGCATGTATCTTCTCTTCGAATACAGTATAAAAATCTAGAAAACTATCAATACTTGAGTAGTCATTGAAGGGTGGATGAATTTCTATCACAGTTGGTGCAGCATGTTCGTTTGTAAGAGAATGCACAAAACTTGCAAACTGTACAGCCCACCCTTTGTCTTTCCACAATTGTGGAACGCCATCCTTATTGGAGCTATATAGCTTCGGATATCTTCTTATTAGGTTAGAGGCCAGATTTCTCTTCCCGTAACTATACTCTGTATGTAAAGAATAATTTGAAATATCAGGAACTGACGTCTTATCTAAGTGTCCTGCAACTTCAACAAGATCTGCTTTTATTCCATCAGGATATGGCTGATTTCCATACTCTACAAAAATGAAGTTCATATTTTTATACCTCTTCATTGCTACCTATCACCGACTATGATTAGTATACTCCAAAGCAGGGGATTATTATTTGATCACATGAAATAAATCCAAGAAAAATCCTTATGTAACCACAAAAAGCTTAGATGAATTCTCTGCATCAAGTATTCAATTTTATCGTGCCCACGCCACAAACTCCTTGTAAAAAGCTTCGATTTTGTTGTTATCCTTATAGCTTTTCACCACAAAATGGGCAATACTTGATTGATTTCGAATACTCCTTGGCATCCCCCTCATTATTTACAACAGCCATCCTTAGCGACTTTGTATCAGGATCAATGCTGCCCATAAAACATAACGATCCCAAAAAGCCCGCTTCTATATCTTCCATAAAAATCTGTTTATCTAAAAAATCACTATCTACTTCCTTTTCTCGGCTACAAAATTTACACATAAAAACTCCTTTCTTATCACCAAATAGCCCTCATCAATTCCATATTTGACACTTTAGTTATCTTCTTTCTCAACTTCATCTTTTTCTTCTGATACCTGTCATGGCTCATAATCTCGGACACCGCAGGTGCGATATCCTGATCTTTATAGCAGAAATGAACATGATATTTATCTCCATCATGACTATGATAAAGAACAAGCCCTGGGTATCCATCCTTATCAAATTTCTTCATAATCCAATGATGCCTAGTCTCAGGGCTCCTTACTTCAACACTATCTTTTTTCATATTTAGAACGTCAAAATAACCGACATTCAAAAGAAACTCATCAAACTCTGTAAACATAATAAAACTCCATAAATTCATAAAAACATGAGGAAAATTGATTATTCCGACTGGAATAAACACAGCTTTGAAATTGCTGCGAGGGATAATATAACAGATTGAAAATTATTTGTAAATAGAATTTCGAAAAGAAGATTAATTACATTTGTTCATAGTATAACTGAAAAAAAGGCCCAGCATATGCCAAGCCTTTTCAGATCCTATCCCCATATAGCCTTCATAAATGCTATTGCCGTAGTTGCTCTAGCATTTATCTGCGTATACATAGCAGTTTTTTTTGTATTATAAGCAATACCTTCTTCTGTCTTGTATATTGCATCCAAATACTTATTTGTATCTATGCTTTCCTCCCTAATGTCCTCGGAAACAGAAATCATTTCTCCCATCTTTTCATTCAGGTCCTCTATTTCCTCATTTGTCTTCTTGAGAATATTATAAAGAATGTACTGATTATCCTTAATCTGATCCAACTTATCAATTATTACATCCATCTTGGCTATAATAATATTTGCTCTCAATTCACTTTCATAAAGATTATAAGCCCCGTTTGTTCCACTTAACCCTTCAACTCTTCCCGTCATGAAATACTCATACATAGTACTCCACGCTATTACATCATTATATTTCGGAAAGATTATACCTGGCTCCAACAATGAATTAAGTATTCCATATTGTTTTGCCAGCTCTTCCGATAATTCTTTGAGCTCACAATCATAAAGTGTCATAGCATATTTAGCTTCTCGATAGTCCTCATCCTCCATCAGATATTTTTCTATGAAAGCTCCAGACTTAATGTTTTTTTCAGCCTCCTGTTTTTCAATATCTAACTGTTTTATTTCTGCTTCAATGCTTGGAGCTTCTTCCGTCAAAAGCCTCTGCTTTTCATTTTCAATAATTTCCTGTTTTCTTTTTTCAAAAATCTCATGCTTAGAATTATAATCGCTCACTAAGACATTATAGTCAGCCATGTTCTTTTCATACGCATCCATTTCTTCCTCGTAGCGAGTCATCATAGCTTCATAATGTGCCTTCATTTCGGTGTTCTTAGCCTTCTTGCTTATTTCAGTTTCATAAGCATCTTTTTGTCTCTCGTATTCTGCTTGGGCTGCTTGATTTTCCTGAAGCACCTTTTTTTTTATTAAAAAAACCTGGCTGTTTCATTTCAGGCTTGTTAGGTTCAATCAGCTTTGTCTCATCTATGCTAAAATAGCAAGGATTATTAGGTTCGACTGGTTTTAAGGGGCATCTTGGTTCAACCAGATCTTCTAATCCATTTGACAGGCACAACACATGGATCTCATCCTCTGAAAATTCAGTTAACGAATTAAGTTTTCTTCTCCTTATTTCAATCTTTTCTATAATTGGATTAAGATATTCTTTTTTCATTGATTCAACATCAGGCAAATTATTGCTTAGCGCAATAGTCTTTTTTATTGTGCGCCTATCATATCCACTCATCCTATAGATATCGCGGATACCATCTTCTAAAACCAAAATACTTTCTGATATATCTACTAAGCACTTCAAATAGGCTTTAATGTCTACATTCTCGCTCTTGGAATTATCATATTCATTAACAATCGATGTCTTATCAGCTTTTTCCTTTATTGTAAGAATGTATTTTTCAGCCTCTTTCTTATCATGGTCACCAAAAGAGAACAACTCTTCTGAAAACTCTGTTCTTTCACCGCAAATGGGACAATAGTTTTCGTTAGAACGAATCACTTTACAGCCCTTATTGGCATTGTAAGACATTTTTCCCAAAGAGCCTTTTAATACTCCTTGATATGAATCACCACCTATGTTCTGAATTGTAACCATCATAGAAATGGGTAACCCTAAATAGTCTCTACCAGTTCCCGGCATTGTACCATTCAGTTCCTTTTTATACCGCTTGATCAGTCCATCCTTTACTTCTCTGCTCTCTGCAAAATTATTTTTGCCATAATAAGTGCCTCCTGTATCAATAATAAAATGTCTTGTGCCATCGCTATCCGGAGAAGTCTGAAGAGCTTTGTCCCATAGTTCTTCTGCTTTAAAGTAATCGTCATCTGAAACCATAATAGATTTTGCGCCACATTCTGCGCAATAAACCTTTTTAACGCCTTCCATATGTCCCTCCAAATAATCTCAATCAGCGATAATTCTTTATCTTCTCTTGAAACAATTTCCACATCTTCTAAACGGTGTTGCATCCTTATGCTCTATCTCATATTTCTCAACTTCATCCAATGATGAAAAAGTAATAAATTTGTATGCACCCTTAGCCCATTGACAACCATTTGTCCTATGAAGAGTTCTTATATTCTTTTCCATATTCACGAAGTATTCCTTAACATTATCGGCAAATTCCTTATGAGTCGATGCTACAATTATGTCTTTATCTAACATTTTCTTCTCTTTTCTTTCATTTAAAAACTAGCACAATTGCTTGCCTATAATATATCATATTGCGTTTATTGCTACTATGAAAAATGTATAAACGCAAAATAATAATACTGAATTTCTCAGCATTAATGTTAATAAAAAAATAAGCCTGCAAGAAAAATCCTCACAGGCTTACTTAAAAATCAAATATTCACTTTACGTACCAGTTACCACCATACTTCAGAGCCAGATACCCATCTATTGTTTTGCCCCAAGTCTCGCCTTCAGAGATTGTTATGATTTCCTGAACCTCGATGGTCCTTCCCTTTCGATACACCGCCTTTCCTAGAACGTTGCTCTGAGCAGAGGCACATGCCTTTGCTACTTTCTGTGGAAACTCCGTCCCTGCGCCTTCACGGATCTTAATGGAAGAAGCTGTGACCACATAAAACTTGGAGGCTTTCTCAATTCCTAGAACATCGCGATCATAATCATCCAGATCATACTGCTTGATGTAGTTTTTCAGGTTCTGGGCATAAGAAAGGCTCGTAGCCCATCCGTCTTGCCGGATGAGGTCACAAGCCTTTCTGTAATCTGTTACTCCTCTTAAGTTCCTATATCTTTTGTATTGAAGAAATTCATAATAACCTCGTATTCCCTCCGATACACTTTTATATTTTCTGAACTTCGCTGTAATGGTTATATATCTACCATCTTTCTTTTGTTCTTTGGTTTTATACTCCTTGTAATCACAGCCGCATCCCTTTGACCATTTCATACCAAAGAAGTTATAACAGTCTCTTGAAAGCCCGCTCCTTCCCCAGTTTGATTCGAGTATTGCCTGTGCTATTGTAAGGGACGGCAAAATGCCGTAGTCCCTATAATAGGAGACTGCGGCATCACCAATCATCTTTATGAAATCAGCCTGTAGTTTTGTCATCATCATCGCCCTCCTTTATCTGCTTCAAAACATCTACGAGCCTTGCAGGAATTGGTAATTCAAGTCTTGCTGCATTCTCAATAATAGAGATGCCCTCATTAGAAAGGTAAAAGAAAATTACAGCAGTCCTAAGAATTGCTCCGGTCTTTAAGATTTCTATGTCAATGACATTGCCTATGCCAACCAGAAAGAAAATAGCCACTTTCCTTGCTATCCCCTTAAAGCCAACCTCACTTGAAAGCTGCTTTGTATAAATCGCAGCCATGACACCAGTAAGATAGTCAATAACAACGAACGCTATAAGTGCATAAAGAAAACCATCAAATCCCCCAAAGATCCAGCCCATAACACCTCCTATTCCTGAAAAAATATACTGCCCAATAGTTACTACGTTTTTCATATGTTGTTTCCCTCCTTTTTGCATAAAAAAAGCACCCATAATGGATGCAAGTTAATGTTAGTGATTTGTAAGTTCCGTATAAACGCCCTTACTATTCGTATAATATATATGCCCTGGAGTTATAAGCGTATCTTTTGATCCATCGGTTAGATGGATCTGCGGTATTCCACTTGATGTATTAAATCTAATAAGCTTACTATCACTTTCCTTGATCGTAAGATTTCCAGATTTAATGGTTACGCTTCCTCCTGAGTTTACCTGGAAATTGCCATTATTATTTATGGCAATAGATGATAAAGTTCCTGTCTTTATTTTATCAGCAGATATTGTTCCGCTCTTAATCATGCTTGCATTTATACAAAGCTGTCCGGAACTATTTAGATATATTCCCTGATTCGTATCCGTTGATGAGGCTCCTGTCATAGTTGAAACTATAGAATCCTTTATCATTGCATCACAGCCATTAGGAATCCATCTGCAAGATGCGCCGGCAGACTGTGCTGTTTCTGAAGAAGACAACGGCGAAAACATCATTCCACAGTACTCAATTGAGATTCCATGCATAGTAGATAGTCGCATCTTAGTCCGGAATTTTCCGGTCTCATACTCCAAAAAATATGTCGTATTTTTCATATCCAGCTTATTGCTGGTATCCTTATTCTTCGTGAAGTTTTCTTCAGCAACAAATCTGTTCCACTTGCCGGCTTTTATTTCTGCTATCGTATTCTTTTCCGTAAAGTAGTATCCATACGAAGAAGTATTTCCCCATCTATACAAGACCCTGAAGTAAACCTGATCTGTTTCTTTATATGACGCATCTGCTGTATTAGGCACATAAAGAGTACAAAAATCTGCCTGTTCAAGTTTCACACATGCAAACTGAACACTCCCTGCTCCTGAAATACCAAATTGAATATTTGTGTTTTCACTATTCTCGTTTGTCGCTGTGAATTTCACGCAGAATCTTTGCCATACGGTATTAGTGATTTTAGAGTTATAAAGGGTAAGCTCACAAGCATTCGTTGTCACATTCCAGTTACGAATAAGAATAGCTGCTGAAGTACAATTATTCACTAGCCTTGCATACCAAGAAAGCACATACGTCTTTCCTTTTGTAAGCGATACCTTCTGCGCATAGTCTTTGTTACCTGTGGTATTTCCTGTAATAGCATAAGCAAGAGGATATGGAAGTACATATCTATCCGTCGTTCCAAGGTTGTCATAACCAGTTACCACAGAACCTACACCATCTCCGCTTGATTTAAGTACCCATCCTGTATCTGTTGTTGTAGAATCAATCTTTTTGTCTGCAGTATTCCTTAAGAGATTAGGATTGAGCTTAGCTCTGTAATAAAACGAGAACATATACTTTCCTGCATCAATAGGAATTGACTGTCCCACCCCTTGTGTGGACATATTATAAGGCTTTAGCCAAAATGAATTTGTAACTGGAACCCCTTCTGGCTGATTTGAAGTTATATCCATAAGATCAATAGTTCCATTTGTTGAATTATTGGAATCCCCCATCCAGATGCCTTTTTCTCCAGAAACAAAGCTAAGCAAATCAGTACCTATTTTGTTGAGCGAAGATGTATTTCTCCAAAGATTTGTGAGCCTTGTTCCCATGAGTGTAAGCTTAGTTGCTTTCATGTTCAGGATTCCCTTTTCTAAGTCAAGATAAAATGTCTCTCCATCTTTGGATTTAAGAATTCCTGAAGCTATATATTCAGCGTTGATATACAGCTTTCCATCCTTAAGATATATTCCTTGTGTCTGGCCATTGTTTGTCAGTTTATTAAATATGCTACTCTGTGTCTGATTTGCAACAGCTGCTGCCGCCACCTTATCAGCATAGCTCTGAAGGTCTTCAGGAGCAGGCGTCCAAGCTGTAGCCTTCTGTCCAATCTCGATTTTTAGGTTCCATATCTTGATCGTCGCGCCAGAAGTAACTTTGTCCATTCTGATTCTTATAGCAGTGGCTGTAGAATCTATCAGTGCAGTAGTTGCTGACACCGCTTGACTCTTTTCAAAATGCCCACCCGTATTGGTTTTTGATAAAACAATATCCCCGGCCATCATTTCCCATGGATTTGCATTAAATCCGATACGGAATTTACCTGAGGGTTCCGCAATATTTATGTTCCAGTCAAAAGAGATCGTCAGATAATCTGTATTCTTAAGGCCAAGCTGCGCCAAGGTGCCGCATGCAATCTTATATGGGTAATTTGCATTAGCATCTCCTGCAAAGTTTGTAAATGCGCCACTACTTGTATTAGAGTTTTCATTTTCTCCACCCTTTGGGTATAATTCGATGGCAGCTGCGGTACCTAAAATAAGGTTCCTTCCTCCAATCTTAAGGTTATCAAGAGTTTTCTTGGTATTATCTGCTGTTGTCTTTGCAGTATTAGCAGTTGAATTTGCTGTATTAGCTGTGGTATTTGCAGAGTTAATTCCGTTTGCTAGAGTAGGCGTAGTATAAGTTGTAGTTTTATCAGTCCAGGTAATTGCGCTTCTCGTCCAGATATAATATCCAGATTTCCAAGCCGGACATGTAGTCTGCCAAGATCCACCTGTCTGAGTAGTATTAGACGAAGATAAGTAATACTGCTCAACGATAGCAGTCGCGCCTTTTCCATCGCTACCATTTTTTCCGTCTACACCGTTTTTCCCATCCTTTCCTGCAGGGCCTGTAGCTCCTGTGTCCCCTTTTGCTCCTTTAGCTCCAGTCTCACCTTTCTCTCCGGTATCCCCCTTGTCACCCTTGGCTCCTTTTGAACCAGTATCACCTTTATCGCCTTTATCTCCTTTTGCACCCGCAGCTCCTGTAGCCCCAGTTGCACCTTTAGCACCAGTGATACATGTTGCAGCGCTGTATTCTGCCTTACCATCAGCTGTAGTAGTTTTTGTTCTCTGCCAAATATACTTACCGTTAACCCAAGAAGGAGCTGTTGTACTCCACCCCGATGTGGGAGCCGTTGCCATTGAGCTATTCTGTGCATACTCAATATCAACATCAATAATGCCCTTGGAAACAGCATCCTGAATATTCTCAATAGAAGTATCACCAATCATACCGGTCTGAAGAGAAAACTCACCTGTTTCCATATTCCAAAAGTTTTGACCTTTTTCATCTGAGATAATACCGGTCTTTATAAGGTTTGCATCAAGTTTTCCTGTAGAAATATAATCAGCTACTATTGCGCCATCCTGGGTTATTGCAAGAGGGAAGTCACCCTTATAGCCATTCTTAGAAAAACCAAGCCCGCCCTGATTCCATCGCCAAATCTTTTTAGCTGTAGACTTATCGTTAGTATCCATAACAAGGACTTCATTTGGCTCAACAACGACAAATCCGTGAGTAGCCTTGTTGATAAGATTAGTAGCATTTCTTTTTGCCTGATCAAGAACAGTATCCGTATCCGGAATGTTTTCTATCTTTTTCATGATCTGGGCATTTGCTTCTTTTGATGCACCTGTTAGTGTTCTGTTTCTATCTGTTATTCCAAGAGTTATCGTATTGTCTGCAATATTATCAAGAGAAAGACTAAGAGCACTTATAGGAAATCTCTTATTAAGGCCATGAGGATTCGAAACAACCCATGCATACTGTCCGACAGTAAAAGCGGGAATATTATCATCAGCGTAGTGAAGATCAATAGCACTGCATTCAATGGTCATATTATCGAACTGAGACTCCTGAAGATACTTTTTCCCCTTTGAAAATAGTGCACTGGCAGTAGTGACGTCATCCCATATAACTGTCTTTGTTATGATTCCAAAACTTTCTATCGCATCAGTACTTTCGATATAATTCTTACCGTTATTAACTTCCTCTATCGTAAGTCTCTTCTTTATAGTTTCTGTGGACTCGCTTTCCAATACTGATCCAAGTGGTATGATTCTTGTAGCAAGGTCTGTTGTATTAAAGCCCTTTGTAAAATCAAGGAGATTCTCTCCAAACTCTATCTTCTGATCGCTTGTATCCAGATAATCATCAAGATAATCAACATAAAGAATGCCATCCTCATTTCGTATTGAAATATATCCGCCAATATCATTTATCAGGTCCTCCTTTATCTCAGTGATTGTATTGTTATAGTTTGTAAATCTATACAGTGAGTCATTTGCATCTCTTGCAGTAACAATGCCAACCGTAAACTGTCTATTCTTTTCTACCTGGCTGTTGTGAACTGACACCAATCTTTCAAGATATCCTCTAACAGTAATTCCGTGATATTCAGCAAATGGCTGGATAGAGTCATTGAAAAAGGCCAGTGCCCCTTCACAGTACACTGACCTTCTATTTAGGAAATCATCCTCCACCTCTGTAACTCTTCCAGTAAAGATTATCTCTTTGTCACGATAAACAGTAAGCGTAGATTTCATTCGCTTAATACTATCCTTAAAACTGCATCCTGGAAGCATAATAAAGGATAAGCTTCCTGCCATATTCACTTCCAAATCCACAATGGGATTAAGAATTAATTTCTCATCATCACGGCTATCGTATATTAAATTGTCATCACAATATATCTTATAGATCATAAGCTCTGCACCTTAAATTCTACCGTCACATTGCCGGTTCCGCTAAATATCAGCTTTGAGTCTCCTTCAGGAAGAAGGATATCAAACACTTTATTCTTTCCAGGAGAAAGATGATAGGACATACCTCCAAAAGATACATCCAGCTCACTATCTGCTGTTATCTCAGGAATTGTTGGTATACCACTATTTGTTAACGTAAGTGATTTTGATCCAGAAACTGCAATCATCTTTTTTACAGCATTCTTATAAGTTTTCTTAGGAGAAACAGTGCAAACAACTGCGATCTCAGCAAGGTTTCTATTTGTAGCAAACTCATCAATACTAATTCTCCCTGAGTAGGTATTATCAGGATCATCATCAAGAATAATATCCATCTTCTTACCATGAATATTGTTGAGTACCTTTGAGTAAACTCTTGGCCATTCTTCTTTGGGATTTGGCACCCTAAAAACGAATGATATCTCTCTATCTTCGTACATAACTCTTCCTGTTAGAGCTTCTGTTATATCAAGATTTCCATCTCGTCCAGGCACTTCAACTACCGCAGTCCTTACCTTTGGAGGACTTATTTTTTTAGAATATAAAACAAGGCCAAGGTCCGTATCAGACCTTAGCCCGCCAAACTTTACACCTTTCATGATCTTGAATACCTCCATGCTATATTTCCAAGTGCCCTATCCATCTTAGGTGCAATACCACCTACAAGCTCACCACTATCAAGGTATACTCTTGTATCCTTATTTGCTATGAGTTTAAGAAGGCTTACAATCTGGTCATCCTGGCCCCTCATTCCATCTGCAACAGCATCTGCAATATAAGACTTTAATGTTTCAAGAGGAGCAACCGCTTCCTTTCCTGCTTCCCCTCCACCAAGTAATCTTCCATTCTGCATTCCAAATATAGTGGGCCCATCCAGGATACCACCATTCTTATACCAATCTACAGAAAGGCTCGGTACTGATGGCGGATCAAGCGAAAAGCTTCCTGAAATACTAAAATGTGGAAGCTTTATGTGAGGAAGGCTCCAAGTAAAGTTAAAGCAATTCTTTATACGATTAATTGCATTGCGAACCGCATCCGCTGCCTGCGACATCTTATTTTGAAAGGCTTCCTTTATCCAATTCAGTTTGTTTCCGCTCAAAGTATTTATAGTATCAAACCCCAATGTGTAATACTCCTTAATACCTGTCCAAGCCGCTGCGACTACTCCCTTTATTCCTCCGCCATTATTTACAAAGGCTTGCTTTATGTTATCCAGTTTCTTAGCAACCATGCTTTTAAGGTCATCTGATATGTTTGATACATCATCATACATTTTTCTCCAGGTTTTTGAGGTGTTTTCTTTTAGTTCGTTCCATTTCTTTCCTACTACCTCTTTTAGTTGTCCTGCCTTTTCCTTTATTACATCCCAGTTTTTATAAAGGAGAACTCCTGCAGCAACTACAGCACCTGTTATTGCAATTACCGGTCCTGCTGCACTAACAATTCCCAAAAGTGCAGATGATCCAGCAGCAAGTGAAGGAACAGCGCTACCACTCACAGTAAGTGATAGTAGCTTAACTACGGATATTACATTTGGTATAACCGTAAGAATTGTTCCTATAGCGCTTATAACATTCCCAACAACGATAAGCACCGGAGCAAGTGCCGCGACTACAAGTCCTATCGTAATTATCGTTCGCTTAGTTCTCTCATCCATGCTATTGAGCTTATCGATGAACTTTTGAATATGTTCCACGATTTGCCTAATTATTGGCATCATCGTTTCTCCAAGAGAAATTGCAAGCTCCTGAAGCTGCGATTTAAGGATTGTCAGCTGACCAGAAAGGTTATCCTGCATGGTCTCTGCCATTTCCTTAGATGTTCCATCGCAATTTGCTATCGCTCCACTAAGCTTATTTATATCAGTATCTGCAGCGTTCATAATGGCAAGAAAACCTGACATGGCATTCTTTCCAACAAGCGTTTCTGCATTTGCTGCTTTTTCTGACTCAGACATCTGATTAAATGCTGCTCTGCAATCCCTAAGGATATCCGATAAACTTCGCATGGAACCATCAGCATTTGTTGTCTGAATGTGCATCTCACCAAATGCCGCACCCGTAAACGTAACATCCCCTGCTAGGTTATTCATCAATGATCGAAGAGATGTACCCGCCTGGGATGATTTAATACCGGCATTAGCCATTAGTCCAATTGCTTCTGCAGTATCCTTTACGGAAAATCCAAGCGCACCAGCTATAGGCGCTGCATATTTAAATGTTTCACCCATCATCGATACATTTGTATTTGCATTCGATGATGCAGCAGCAAGTACATCCGCAAAGTGCCCTGAGTCCTCAGCGGAAAGTCCAAAAGCTGTAAGTGCATCTGTTACTATATCAGATGTTGTCGCTAGATCTTCACCGGAAGCAGCTGCGAGATTCATAATACCTTCAATACCGCCAAGCATATCCTCAGTCTTCCAACCGGCCATTGCCATGAATTCGAACCCTTGTCCTGCCTCCACAGCTGAGTACTTACTTTGAGCGCCCATTTCTCTAGCCTTTTTTCGAAGAAGCTCTAATTCATCACCCGTGGCACCTGAGATAGCTTGTACTTTGCTCATTTGTGCATCGAAATCTGCTGTAGTTTTTACTGCGGCCGTTCCTATTCCCGCTACTGCTGCTGAAACCGGCATAAGCTTGCTTCCAACATTTGCCACAGAAGTGCCTACAGATTGCATCTTTGTTCCCACAGCACTCATCTTTTCTAGCGCTACACCTGACTTTGATGCCTGAGATTCCAAATCTTTTAGCTTTAATGTAGTCTCTTCGATTTCTCTTTGCAGTGAGTCATATTGGGCTTGCGAGATATCTCCCTTTTCTAAAGCAACCTTCGCCTGCTTCTCAGCTTCCCGCAATGCATCAAGCTTTTCTTTTGTCTCTTTGATTGCTTCTCCAAGGAGTCTATACTGCTGAGCCGCAAGAGTGCTGTTTCCAGGATCAAGCTTAAGAAGCTTATTAACATCCTTAAGCTGTGACTGAGTGGAACGAATATCTGTATTTACTTGTTTTAGCGATGCCGACAACTTTGTTGTATCACCACCGATCTCAACTGTTATTCCCCTGAGCCTATCAGCCATGAATCCTCCCTAAAAAAGTGCATAAAAAAGGCACCTACCCTTTGACAGGTAAATGCCTTGAATCAATGTCAGCTACGACATAATACTAATGATGCATATCTTCCCATTTCAAATAATCAACATATTTTTCCGTAACCCATAAAATATTCCAACCCTTTTCATCTATCTCATCACTTAGATCATTATTACTAAACGTTCTAGCCGTTCCGGGTTCCATCGTTCCTAAATTATGATCTAAATAAAATTTCTTTTTCCTACCAGTTGTAGTTTCTGCTTCAACACATATTACAGCTTTCACACCTTTAAATTTATATTCCGACTTATTCACTACAGTAGTGACTGTGGTTTGCAAACCCGTATCATATTCCGATATGATGCTAAAGTATTCTTCATACTCGTTGTTCTTTCCGTTCCCACTAAATATCATAATCGCAACAACTATTAATACTATAGTACCTATAGCGATTGGAATAATATATTTATTCTTCGAAGTATTGGTAGTATTAGAATCTTTTTTTGATTCCATGCTTTCTGTCGCTACACTTGTATCTTCATCTGATACTACTTTAAGCATGGGCCTTCCACAATTAGGACACGAAGGAGCCAAATCAGATATTTCTTTCCCACAATCTGGACATTTAATTAATCCCATGATAATTCTCCTATAGATAGCGGTGTTATGTTCACTCTCCTACAAATTGCATTACACTTAAGCGGCAAAAATAGCAATTCTTTATCGCATATTCTCATAGAACTATTATAGTTGATATATATTGACAAGAAATTAAATAAACATAAACAGAGTAGAAATTTATCTTGTAACTATCCATAACAAAGCCCCTTTATGCTTATCAGTGCTTAACTTCCACCCTGTTCAGTTCAACTTTATCCATGAACTCCTCTATAAGTTTATGGCAATAATTCAGTCCATCAGTGAGGTTTCCATCCAATGATAGCTTAACTCCGGGTTCATCGATAATGATTACCTCTTCCGCATCATTTAACATTCCGTCAACATACTTACGGGCTTTAAACAGATCATTAAGCTCTCTGTATAACTGTTTTGCATCATCAACAGGAACAGTTCCTGTCGCCCGTTCAATAAGCCGCCATCTATTATTGGGGCCATTGTGGTCATATCGCTTAGCCCTTATATTCCCAGTAAAGGAAATTGCTATTTCTTCCTTCTTTCCATCACCATATTCGCATGGTCCGAACCACCGACATTTGTATGTGACCGCAAATGGTATATCCATCATCTTCTCTCCAATACACTAATGATACTAAATTATAACATGATAAATACTAGGTTAGAACGTATCTAAATCGTTCTTTAGTCCATAAATCCTCATAAAAAGGCACCCCCTGTGACAGGTAGATGCCTAATAATATTTTTCCGCATGTATTATAAATCTAATAGCTGTTTCTTCTTCGCTTCAAATTCTTCTTGAGTAATGACACCATTATCAAGTAATTCTTTATATTTCTTTATCTCATCGGCGCCACTAACTGTAGTTTGGTTAACAACTGGTTGCATAAATGGAGCCATACGTAAATACTGCCCCTGCTCGAAAGCCATTTTCATTTCTTCCTTCTGTGAATCCGTATAAGTTCTCCATGTTTCAGTAAGAACTGTTGTCTCTTTCGTAGGAACGCTGCAATTTGGACAATCTGATTTATTATTTCCTATTGCGCTGAAAGTCTTTTTACAGCTAGGACAATAAAATATATGTTGATTATTCAGCAATGTTTCGTCAGGAGTAGCCTTTCCTTTTATTGCTAAAATGATAAAACCTATTATTGGTGATAGAAAAATACTTATCAATAAATACGTACTAAAACTTCTTCCGACGCTACTTGCAACTGCTCCTACTACTATGCATAGAATAATCCATGAAAAAATAATAACTCCTACCATCACGAACTCCTATCCTTACAACTTGTGTTTATTTGTTACCATTACATTTTAAGCTCTTTCGCTGGCTAATACTCATAAGCTATTATTAAATTTACATTAAAAAATTTTGAATACTAGCTTATTACCTGAATTAAAATGAATCAAAATCGTTCTGGGTAGCCAAAACGTCATAATCATAAGAGTCATTGCCACTTTCAACATACATATCATTTACTGTACCGATAGTAATAAGGTCGAGATCCCGTATTGATATCCCGACCTGAACGCATCTAAGCAGAAACAATGCTGTTGTCATTTCTCGATCACTCGCTGGAAGTTTTTTTTAGATTCAACTTGCTGCTGAATATTCATACCCCATAGTGAAATTAGCTCCGGCAAGATCTCATAAATAGAAAACGTTGAAAACTGATCAAGCCATTCATCAGGAGTATGTGGCGTTTTCTCAGGTTCACCCTGCCTTGCAAATACAAAGGCAAGGTTCTCAAACATTTCCAATGAAAACATATCCAGGTCTTCTTCGCCGCTTTTATCGATATCTTTCTCAAGCTTCGATAAATCCTTAAATATATCTCTTCCAAAAAGATTACGATATATTCTTGGTGTGGCTGCGCTGGCCTTAAATGTTACATCCTTATCATCTATTTTTATAACCTTAGTTACTGCCACTTTTTGTTCCTCCTTAAGTCTTTGATCCAGTACTATTACCAGACTTTGCAGTGGGCATATAAACATTTGCAAACCATCCTTCATAGGTTGCATCTGCTGTATTCGTTCCGGTCTTTGCTTTAACATAACCACCGTTAATAGACGTCGCCACAAGTGTGAGCTTATCTGTCTTAGGCTCTTTGCTATTTTCAATGGTTCCACTAGAAATACCAGTTCTGCTTGCTGTGCAATTATAAAGGCAATGTCTTATCTTTCTCTGATCGCCACTGAATTCGAATAACAAGGCAAAATGTTCCGGCTCCACTTCTTTGTTTTCTACAAAAACTCCATTAGCATCTTCTTCCTCATGCATTATTTCCGTAGAAAATGATTCAGGAACAATGGCAATCTCAAGATCACCCTTATATCCGTTATTGGCTGCAATAGAATAGTACACACCATCATCGGCATAAAATGAATCACTCTCACCTTCTGCGTCCAGTGAGAGATTTACTGCACCTGGAATAGGTACAGGCTTTGTATATGTAACACTGCCATCTGCAGCAAAAGTAGCTTTTGCGTAATGACAATTTTTCAATCCGAACTTTACTTTATTTGCTGTTTTCATCTAACCCTCCTTATACGGTCATCTCATACCGCACTTCATATAGTTTTTCTGACTCTATCCAAACCTCTGACCTGTTCCAGATAAGCTCATGCTTTGTAAGAACATCTTCTACTCTTTCTTCCAATGCAGGGACCTTCTTATCTGTATAAAGCTCAACGACAAGTGTGCTTAGTTTCTCATAAACAGCATCATCTGCATGAAAATTGTCACTACCAGGAATAAGAAAAATGCAAAAGGGCGGCTCTGGTGACTCACCCTCTGCAAAATGGTCATAGGCAAATGGAATGCCTGTTTCTTCTAGCATTTCTACGATTTTGTCATATTTCATCATCTGAGTTTCCTCTCAACTTCGTTAATCAGCTGTTCCTCACCCTTTTTCTCAGCAGGTGCTATGTGGGGCCTTGCTGCAACACGGCCACCGCCTCTTTTGGCGTGGCCATTTTCCAGAAGATGCGTAAGCCTATACTGCGTCTTTGAATGCACCACTACTTTTATGGAATCAGAAGTCTCATTTGTTTTCTTTACAGCCCATGATTTTCTGTACTTCCCTGTCTTTTTGGGAGCAGTTTTCTCAATCTCATCCTTTACCGTTTCACCAGCGTTTTTGATAGCTGTCTTTAAATCATCTACAGCAAGCTGAGCATAATCCTTTAGTCCCTTCATAACCTCATCAGCGAGGTCATCTATTCGTACAGTTGCCATGTCATCTCCTCGCTTTCTTACATCTTAGTTTGAGGCTTCTTTTTCTATATCCCATAGGATCAACTGCTAAGATGTCATAGATTTCATCATTGAAAATCACTCGAAAACCTGTGTTACTGATGCAAGCTGCCTTAAGACAAAACCGCAAGGTAAATGAAATATAACTATCATCTACTGTTTGGCCAGCAGCTTCCTTCTGGGCATTCTCTGATATACCGCTTACAGTTACATGGCACAAGTAATAATCAGTCCAAGCATTTGTGTGATTTCCAATATCATCGACAACCACTTCATTCTTCTGTATTAAGATGAGTTCGTTAAGTCCAGATATATTCATTAAAACTGTGCCTTTCTGTTTCCACCAAGAAGCGCTCTTAAAGACAGTGCTACTGTTTTGTAGTTTGTTTCTTCCCTGTGCTCATAAAAATATGCGACGCAGTAAAGAACCGCTACCTTAGCATTTCTATCCTGTTCAAGGACAACGAAATCATCTGTCCTTAGAATATCCATACAAAGCTGCTGCGCAGATTCTATGAATCCCTCAATAAGCTCGTCGTCCTCATCATAATCTACTCTCAGATATTTTTTTGCTTCATCAATCGTTACAAGCATCTGTCATCTCCTTAGGAAAACCCGCCTGCAATTTCCCACAGGCGGGTTCATCTTTTATCAGCCAGTTACAGGAGGAATGAATGACTTAAGCTGCATTACCTGAACTGCTTCAGGAAGAATGAGCTTTCCATCAACTCTCTCCTTAGCCACATAGCCGATCATGCCGTTTCCTGCAAAAAGCTCTCTAAGCTCAGAGAAAGAACGTGATCCACGATCTCCAATGTTGTAATAGCTGTACTCACCAAATGCAAAAGCCGCCTCAGGAGCAAATGCGGATGTATGAACAGGATAGCCAAGGATTCTATCAGGCTCACCTGCCTGGTAAGAAGGCTGCCAAATGTAGGCCCCGTTGTTATCCTTAAACTTACGAATCTGAGACAGAAGCGCGTCGTTGATTATGAAGGATGCCTTCTTACGGTAAGGTCTCTTAAGGCCATACACAAGATCAAGAATGTCGTCGGCCTTAATGTCAGCTGAGAGCTTCTTGAACACCTGACCGCCATTTGTAGGATTAAAGATACCTACAGGCTTACCTCTTCCATCGCCATTAAGGAATGCGTCCTCCTCGGCATTACCAAGGGCTCTTCCGAACTGAGTGATAATGTAGTTCTCAAGATTGAATGCATTGTCGTAAAGGAGCTCCTCTGTAACCTTAATAGCTACATGAAGCTTAAATGCATCAAGGTAAATCTGATCGAAAGTAGCATCACCGAATGAGAGTGCACCACCTTCCTCAATCCATGCTGCAGCAGGCTTTGTAGCTGCGATGTTAATCTTATGCTGACCGGAAGTTGTGATCTTTGTTGCAAGACCTCTCATGATATTCTCTTCCTCAAGCACATCAACGATTCTCTTGTCATACTCCTCGGGAACAAGGTATCCTCCATCGGCATCAACACCTTCCTGAAGTACATTGTTTACCTGACGGAAATTGGTACGAAGGGCATTGAGCATTGCCTTCCTGTACTCATCAGATGCTCTACCTGTCTTTTCCTCCTCTACTCCATTTGCCTTTCCAGGCTTTGCAGTAATAGGAGTATTAACAGGCTTGTTAAGTTCTGCCTCTCTCTCCTCGGCCCTTCTCTCACGGTCAATAGCTGCTGTAAGGTCCGTGATCTCAGCCTCCATTTTTTCGTAGGTTGCGGAATCTTCCGATGAGAGTGTCCCGTTCTCCTTCTGATGGCTATCAACGAAGGCTTTTGCAGCCTCCCATGCCTTTGCTCTCTGATCAATAAGCTGCTGTAATCTCATAGTATTTTCCTCCATTAAATGAATCTTTTGATAATAGAAAGACGCTCGTTAATGTCCTTAACTGAGCGTCCCGTTTCTGGTTCCATATTTGGTATTTCTGCCTGCTGAGCTACAGGCTGTTTTTCTTTCTCATACTTGGCTGATACCTTATTGAATAAGGCATTATCTACAGCCTTACGAGAGAAAAGCATTGATACTTCCGGATGTTCTTCATCCTCAGTACCCTTTTTTAAAATTTCATCTGCAAATCCAAGCTCTACAGCTTTGTTTGCATCCATCCAAGTCTCCGCATCCATGAGATGGCTAAGTTTTGCTCTGCTCTGCCCAGTCTTTAAAACATAGGCATTGATGATTGATTCCTTAACCTGTTCAAGCATATCAATGACTTTCTGCATTTCTGCATGATCTCCAAATGCTACGGTAGCCGGGTTATGTATCATCATCATTGATACCGGGGACATATAAACGGTGTCTCCGGCCATCGCTATAACCGATGCCGCAGATGCTGCAAGGCCATCAATCTTGACCGTTACTTTTCCCGGATATGCAGTGAGCATGTTGTAAATCTGCGCTGCCGCAATGCAGTCGCCGCCCGGAGAATTGATCCAGACTGTTACATCCCCTTCTCCGGAATTTAGCTCATCACGAAATAAAGCCGGCGTGACATCATCGTCATACCAGCTTTCTTCAGCAATTGTTCCATTCAAACTAAGAACCCTCTCTATGCTTTCGTTTCCTTCCTGGTCCGTCATCTTTCGACTCGCCCAGTTCCAGAACTTCTTGTTCTTCATTGGATTCCTCCTTTCCTTTATTAGCAAATAGGCCGGCATCTTCGAGCTTTGTCATGTTTCCATTGATGAGATATAAATCTCCACCCTGCTCTTCTGGAATTCGGTCTAAATCCTCTAGTTCTCTTATGTCATTTGCGCTCATCCAGCCATTCTGCCTTGCAACAGCATAGCCATTCATTCTTGACTGATAGTCGCCTCGAAGAAGCCCATCAACATTGAACTTAAAGAAGTATTTCTTCTTCTCTTCCTCAGTGAAAAGCCTTCTATACATGGCTTGCTCAATTCTTGTGAGCCATGGCCGAAGTGTGTACTGAACATACTCAAGTGATTGCTGCTCTATATTAGAAAAGCTCGACTTATCAAGATCAGCTACCATGTGAGGCGGCACCCTGAATATCCTGCAAATCTCTGTAACCTGAAACTTCCTTGTATCCAGGAACTGCGCTTCTGAAGGATTTATGGATATCGGTGTATATTTCATGCCTTCCTCAAGTACAGCTACCTTATTGGAATTAGAGCTTCCACCAAAAGTCTGTGTCCAGCTCTCCCTTACCTTTGAAGGGTCCTTAAGTGTTCCCGGGTGTTCAAGTACGCCGCTTGGAGCTGCTCCATTAGCGTAGAATTTTGAGCCGTACTCCTCAGCTGCTATTCCAAGGCCTATCGCGTTCTTGGCCATTGCTATTGGACTATATCCTTGGAGGCCATCGAAGGACAAAGATGGTACGTGTAAAACGTCCTCCGGCCTGAGTATCACCGTGGACGTATTTTTCTTTATCGGGTCATCACTTGTGAGCTGGTACTCATAATAAAGTCTTCCATTTTCATCCCTATCCACTTTCATCCTGTCCGGCATAAGAGGGTAAATGGCCATAACCTCACCTTTACCATTCCTTATAATCTGGGCATAAAAATTCCCCCACAACAGCATGTGTGTGAGGGCTGCTTCAAAAAATGAATAGGCAGTCATTTCAGGATTTGGCTCATCATGAAGCAAATGATATAAAGGGTGATCCAGTGCTTTTTCCTTGCCACCATCACTGTTATATCTGTAAAGGTGAAGTGGAAGGCTCGCCACCGATTCAGAGATAACCCTTACGCAGGCATAAACAGCTGATGTCTGCATTGCGGTTCTTTCATTAACCCTCTTTCCAGCAGCTGACGAGCCCATGAAAAAGCCATAGGCGCTCCCCGCTGTTCTATTAGTTGGTGCTCTTGATTTAAAGACCATTGATATAAAGCTCAATATGTTACCTCCATTTGGTTTAAAGCTTCCCGTATAAGCAGGAATCCGATAATTGATATTATTATCATTTGTCACCCCAATCACAGACTACGTAAAAAGTTCTCTATATATGTACTTTCATATCTATGAGCATCCGCGTTAGGATGTGCATTATCTGCAGAGACTCTCCAGGCAATTAATCTAGCATTTTTAACTTCAGAACTGATATCAGGATTAGTTGAACGTATCATCGCCGGGGTTCTTTCATCTCCATTTAAATCAATGTATGGAATCCCCCACTTTTTTGCACAAGAGATGGTGGCTATTCGATAATCATCTGTTTCACAGCCATTTGATACAAGAATTCCGATCTTTGCATTTGGATAATTCTTAATCAAATAAGCAAGAATGACATTCCATGCGCCATAAAACGAGTACACAGTGGTATCACTTATTGCTCCAAGCGGAATTTTTCCTGTTGTATCTTCTCCATCTGAACCTGTTGAATCCGGTCTATGGTGTGAATCATTTATTCCAAGATACAAAGTAATATAGTCCACATCTGAATCAATAGTCTTATATTCTTTAGAGAAAGTATTTGTGAATGAACTCTCTTCCGGATCCGCCAATGTTTTTCCGCCTTTTGCAAGCATCTGCAAAGACATATCGTTTCTTCCAGCAATCAGATAAGGGTATGACACCTTTTGTCCGGCATACTTTCCATTCTCAATAATTTCACTACTTGCTCCTATTGAAAAGCTATCACCGCAAACAGCCCACTTTTTGCCTTTTAATACATTGGGAGTAGTATCGATGCCTTTTTTCGTTTCTTCTGATAATACTAGGTCGTCGATACTTACTCTTTTTTCACCAAAATTCTCTACTGAAGCCACCATAAACTTAGTCCAATCAACAATTTTATTAAATACAAGACAAAAATCATTTGCGTTAGCTAGCGTAATTATTGCGTACCCATCTTCATCTAATTTGATACTTCCTCCATCGCCTGCCGCATACATACCATTGCGGTATTGAATGACTCTGAAATACGAAGGTATTTCTCTTAAACTCAACTTCAACTTTGTGCCAGCTGGCATACCTGATATCAGATTTGATGTGGAATAACCGCTTGTTACCGCGCCATCTGCATACGCAGTTCCTTGTGTGAATGTTGGTTTCCAGTTTGTTTTACACTCATTTGGAATAATAAAATTCTCTGTGCCCCCTGTAACTGAAATTGCATTTAAAATGCTCATATCAGGTAGTTCTTCAGCTTTTGCGTACCCTTCTAATTCCTTCTTTTTAACATAACCAGAAAGATCTATATCTCCTCCACCACCAGGTAATGCAGTGATAGCTTCAATCATATCTGTAACAGTAGTAATTTCGATAATATCTTCCAAATCACCGCTTTTAGCTATATAGTATTCTTTTAAAGCATCAACTTTAGTTTTCATATTTCCTCCTTTCACTGCACGAAAAAAGCACCGCCGAAGCGATGCCTTTTATTGTCTTGTTAGTTTGACATAGTAGAAAGAAGTGTTCCATCAATCAAAGACTGTATATATTTTTCCCCGTTATAATCAAACGTAGCTAAGTAATTTGCATTTTCTGTAAATCTTATTGGCGTTGTATCTTCTATTACGCCAGATAATGAAGGTCGTTTCAATGTATATGTTACTGTCTTACCCGCGGGTATTTCATTATCTATACTTAACATATCACCGTTAATATATAGCAAGTCTCCCTTTGAAGTCTTTGAATAGTTCACTCCAAATCCATATTGATTAAATCCCCCTATAGATTTATTCGATGTATTTTCTATCATTACTCGAAGCTTTGATAAATTATTACCATGGTCCAAAAATGTTATCTTAAGAGGATTTATCCTTACAATTCCCTGTGCATATGCTGTGCCCTGAAGCGCATAAATCGTCGTCATACCTGGACCTACAGGTGTAATTTCACCTGTTTTAGAATCAACTTTCGCTACATTCATATCCTGGGATGCCCAAATAATATCCTCAGTTGAAGTAGTCGAAACATTGAACTTTCCTGTTTCGTTCATATACAGCGCCATATCTACTTTATCAAACGAAATAGTTTTTGTTGTTTCTTCTGCTTCAGTTTTTCCATATGGTATATTGAATGTAGCAACAGCTTGTCCCTGTCCATTAAATGAATATCGAGGCATTTTTATACTAAGTTCATTACCTTTGTGCTTTAGAACAACCGCTCTACTTGCTGAATATTTGGTTCCAACAGCTATCATTTTGGGATACGAAAAATGTGAGCAATAATAATTCTCAGCAGGATAGCCTTGCGAATCATAACAATTTCTGTCCGTAATATTAATAAATAGTCCTTCACTTACACCTAGATTTTCATAGGTATAAGAAATAGCAACTATTTCCTCTCCCTTAGCATTACTTGCTCCACTACATGAAGAATGAATTTTCACGTCTGTTATCGTTAATCTCCATTTATTTGGTGATTCCCAGGTTTGATTTTTTCCAAATACATTATTCTTAGGAACAACTGTTAAAGTCTTAGAGATACTGCTAACCACACCATCTTTAGCAGTAATATATGCTCTTCCAGCTTCAATTCCAGTTATGGTCACTGTATCGCCATGTCCATCGATCTTTACACAATCATTATTTGCATTCCAAACAATTTCTCCTGAAGCATCCGCGGGTTCTATTTCTGCTTTTGCAATTATACTTTCGCCCTCTTCGATATTGTCTTTTGGCAATACAATTTTAATTTTCTTAATTTGGGGAGAAGTTACATTCACAACACAACTTGCTGATTTTCCATTTTTAATTGTTGCAGTTATAATAGCTGAACCAATACTTTCTCCCTTCAATAGTCCATTCTTAGTAATGGAAGCAACTCTCGTATTATTAGATGACCAAGTCACACTTTCATATGAAGGGTTTGTATCAGCATCAAGAAATTCAGTCTCACCTTTCCTTATGTTTATTGATCTATATGGTAATGTGATAGAAGAATTCCCGTTTTCATCGCTTCTATAAGACTCGTCCCCCTTTTTTATCTTTATTATCTGAGCAAATTTATACTTTTTTGTTTTTCCCTTAGTCTTAACTTTCACATTAACGGATATTTTAGATTTCTTACCAGGATAGTCCTTTGCTTTTACTATTCCTTTTTTTGAAACAGTAACATAGTTATTATCTGCCTTACATGACATTTTCACCTTAGCACCTTTAGGTACGTTCTTAAGCTTTATCTTATAGCTATCTCCGGGCTTTAATGTTACCGTTTTCTTTTCAAGTTTAACTTTGCTAGCAGCATTTGCATTTTGCGGAAAGGCTAAAAACAGCATTATAGCCGCAATCCACAACAACATTTTTGTTACAATTTTCTTCATAAAACTATCCTTTACCTCTCAATATGATTAAGCACTATGTGTGTCACATTATAAGGCACACACAACAAACTTTAATATTATAATTTATTATTTGTCGTTTGAAAATAGTTAAATGACATATTAATTTATATCTATCAGACATTTTTCTATCATAATCGCCAAATGCATTTTTTGCTATTTTATTGTGGTTAACATGCAAAAAGCACCGCCGAAGCGATGCCTTTACGTTTCTCTTCTTATTCTCTATCCAGCCTCATAAGAAGCGCTGGAATAATTTCCTTTTTGCTTTCACCCTCAAGTCCTGCTTTCCAGTCGTCGATGTTTGAATTAATCTCGATAAGTCTTACCATGTGGCAACTATGCTTTTCAAATTCTGCAAGAGTTGTAAGAAGCCCTGAGTAGGTTGATGAAATGGTAAAATCTTTTATTCCAAACCTTCTGCAATTTTCCAAAATTTCTTCAATGTCTCTTTCCCAGATAACCTCTCCAAAATTTATCAAACGATTTCCTGCAGTCTGGCTGTAAAAGTATGCTGCACCGAAAGTTGGGTTTACGTTAATATCCTGGTATTTAGTCCCATTCTTTGCTGCTTCATCAAGTATCTCAATCCTCATTTTATTTGTTCCTCCTTGTCTTTTGGTATGTACATATTCGCTCTGAAGGCCAGATGTATCAACGTGTACATGTACCAATGATGTAGGAGTTATATTGTGTAGTATATATCAGAATACTATTAGACCTCTGCTATCATAAACGCTCTCACCTGTATTAAGTCCATTCCTAATTGCTCTATCCAGAGCCATGATTGTTGCCACTGCACCATCAATCTTTTCTGTAGACTTCTCTTTATCAGCCTTTATGTTTCCTGCAGGGTCCTGGCGAATAAAAATGTTATCCATGTTCCATCTAAGAACTGGATGTCCACCATGAGCTATCCTCTGCTCAAGGGTTAACTTCATGAGCTCCTTTGTAGGTGGACTCATATCCTTAAATCCCTGGCCAAAGGGAACTACTGTAAATCCCATATCGTCAAGGTCCTGAGTCATCTGAGTTGCTCCCCACCTATCGAAACCTATTTCACGAATGTTATATTTTTTTCCAAGTTCTTCTATAAATTTCTCTATAAAGCCATAGTGAATGACGTTACCTTCAGTGGTCTGTATAAAACCTTGCTTCTCCCATATGTCATAATTTACATGATCTCTCTTAACCCTCAATTCCAATGTGTCTTCCGGAACCCAAAAGTATGGAAGGACATAGTATTTATCATTTTCATCTTTTGGAGGAAACACCAAAACAAAAGAAGTCAGGTCGGTTGTAGATGAAAGGTCAAGACCACCATAACAAACTCTACCCTCAAGCTCATCTTCATTTACAGGAAATGCACATGCATCCCATTTATCCATAGGCATCCAACGTACTGCCTGCTTAACCCACTGGTTTAAACGAAGCTGCCGGAAAGTATTCTCTTCAGCCGGGTTTTGCTTTGCTGATTCACAAGCTGCTACAACTTTTTCCATCTGAATTGTTTCACCCAGTGATGGATTAGCTCTTTTCCACACTTCCGGATCAGTCCAATCCTCATCTTCCTTGGCACCGTATATAACCGGATAGAAAGTCGGGTCTGTTTTCCTGCCCTCAATGATATCCATAGCTTTCTGATGAAGCTCATAACAAATGCTGTTTGTATCATTACCTGCTGTCGTGATTAGGAAATACAAAGGTTGTTCCCTAGCATCACCAGAGCCTTTGGTAAGCACATCGTATAAATTCCTGTTAGGCTGTGCATGCACCTCATCAAGAACAAGGCCACTTACATTAAGACCATGTTTAGTTCCTACTTCAGCTGATAGCACCTGATAAAAACCATTGTTATATAGGTTATCAATTCTCTTTGTGGCACCCTTTATTTTGCTGCGCTTTTCCAGGGCCGGTGTAAGTTCACACATAACCCTACCAACATCAAATACAATACTGGCCTGTTGTCTATCTGCAGCAGCACCGTATACTTCAGGAGAAGCCTCTCCATCTCCAAACAGCAGGTATAATGCAATGGCAGCTGCTAGTTCTGACTTGCCATTCTTCTTTGGTATTTCTACATATGCTGTAGTGAACTGCCTCTTTCCATTTGGCTTTAGAATTCCAAATATGTTTCTTATGATCTCTTCCTGCCATGGAAGAAGCATAAAAGGCTTTCCAGCCCACTTACCCTTTGTGTGGCATAGGCATTGTATGAAATTTACTACATAATCGGCCTGCTCCTTGTCATAATATGACCCTTTGGCCATAAACTTCGTAGGCTCAAACTTTAGTTTCTTCTTAGCCATATTATTTCCTTGCACAAAAATAGGACCTACCGGTCCCTATATACGACCAAAAGGCCTTCCGGCCTCTGGTGCTTTTTTTCTTTAGTTGTATTCCTGAAGGATGATGCTGTAGGCTATCATCGTTGCTTCGTCGTTTTCATCCGGCTCTATGTCCCAACCTCTGTCGTAGGAAAGTGTTGTCTTCCCGTCGATCTTTATTGAAAGTTTTGAAATACGGCCTCCGTTGATTCCGTATTCTGAACCTTCGTCGTAAACCTTTGCCCACCAGTGTGCGATCTTGTTCTTGTTCTTTCCTTTAGGGAATCCGATGGTTCCTTCTTTGAAAAGCCTTCTGTATTCTTCCTGTTCTCTCTTTGTCATGTTTCTGACCTCCTTTAGTTTTGTTGATTTTATATTCGCTCTAGTGGGAATATGTATCAACGTGTACATACACCAAAGATGTGCAGAATGTGTTGTGTAGATTACACTTATATCTTTCTGCAGGAATCCTCGCCATAAACAATCCCGAGGCTGCTGCCATTATCCCATTTCACATGAATGGTTCCGGTATCATCAACAACCTGTACCGTACCTAAAGTCCCTTCCGGGATCTTTGTATAAGGATCATCCATGTGGACCAGCTCAACTCTGGTTCCTTCCGGATATTTTGCTTTTATTCTTTTTACTGTTTTCTCACTTGGGAAGTTCATGCCTCCTCACCTCCCTTTGGCTGTCTAAATGCTGAGTTGCCATCAAGATTCTCGAGGAGAATCTTCCTGTCTTTCTTGTATTCATCTCCGATGAATCCGAGCCTTAAAAGGAAGCATCTGAATGCATATTTCTCATTTGGTACTTCTGCCTCTTTTGCGCTAATTCTTGTCTGGTTCACGCTCATCTGGCAAAGGGCTGCAATGAAGTTTGTATAGGCCAAGGCTTTTTCCGGATCCAAATTCTCAAACCAAGGAAATCTTACTGTGTCCTGCGTCACCTCAACTTCAAGGTTCCCCGCTCCAAGTGCCTTCTTTATGAGCTTTCCCTTTGCTTCAAGAAGCCTTTTTATGTTTTCTACATTTACCTTATCCGCAGGAACCTCAACTATAAGTCCGTCGGTTTCTTTAGTTTCTTCCTGCATCATGCCTTCGGGAGTAATCCCTGTTGCCTTAATACAAGCCTTGATAACCTTGCTGCTTTTGTCTGCATGATCTGGATCCTGGCATTCTTCCCATTTAAGTGTTCCGTCTCTCTCCACTCTGTAGTCTCCGATCTGGTAAGCGCAGGAAGGAACTCCCAGGTACTTTGCTTTTTCCCCGGTTACTTCCTCGATTGTCTTAACCATAAGTTTCTTTGTTTCCTTGCTAAATGTAAGTTCCATGCTACTTTCCTCCTTTTGTTTTGGTACTACATATATCACTCTGTAGGAAAGTAATAGCAACTTAAATGTGCAGATAAACCGTACAAATTTAGGTTCGTATTATTGGTATATTACGCACCCAGATCAAGCTCTTTAACGAGGTCGTTATACATGAGCTTCTCTCCGTTCCTATATACATATACGTTATCCGCATCGCCGGTATCTTCTACGTAGCGGCGCAGAATAACCGACGCATACTTTTCATCAAGCTCCATGGTGTGGCAGATACGGTTTGTCTGTTCACAGGTCATAAGTGTTGAGCCTGATCCACCAAAGGTATCTATAACAATTGCATTTTCCTGACTAGAGTTTCCAATAGGATAAGCCAGTAGATCCAGTGGCTTTGATGTAGGATGGTTCTTATTCTTCTTAGGCTTATCGAAGTTCCAGATTGTTGTCTGGGACCTGCCGGCCTTGCTACTCCAGTAATGCTTGCCATTTTGAAGGAAGCCATAAAGCACCGGCTCGTGCTGCCACTGGTAATCACTTCTTCCAAGAACAAGTGAGTTCTTTACCCATATGCAGCAGCCTGATAAATGAAAGCCCGCATCAATGAATGCCTTTCTGAAATTAAGCCCTTCTGTATCTGCATGGAATACATAAGCCGAGCCACCTTTCTCAAGATGCTCGGCCATGTTTTTAAATGCAGCAAGGAGAAAGTCATAAAACTTGTCGTTCTCCATCTTATCGTTTTTAATTGATAACCCGTCGGAGCTTTCAAAAGCTACATTGTAGGGCGGGTCCGTTACTACCAGGTTCGCCTTCTTTCCATCCATGAGAGCAGCTACATCTTCAGGAGAGGTTGCATCACCGCACATAAGTCTGTGACGACCAACAGTCCAAATATCTCCTCTCTCTACAAATGCTGCTTCCTCAAGAGCTTCTGAAAGGTCAAAGTCATCATCTTCTACGTCTGACTTATTCTCATCAGCGAACAAATCTGAAATCTCATCTTCGTTAAAACCTGTAAGTGAAACATCAAAGTCCATGCCTTCCAATGCTTCAATCTCAGCCTTTAACATCTGCTCATCCCATCCAGCATCCTGAGCATATCTGTTGTCGGCTAGGATATAAGCTTTCTTCTGAGCTTCAGTAAGGTAGTCTACAAATACACATGGAACCTCAGTGATGCCCTCCTCCTTCGCAGCCATAAGTCTTCCATGGCCGGCGATAACATTGTAGTTTGCATCAATGATTACCGGATTGATGAAACCAAATTCACGTAAGGATCCTCGCAACTTATTTATCTGCTCCGGAGAGTGTGTTCTTGCGTTGTTGATATATGGGATGAGCTTTGAAGTCTCAACCATCTCCATTTTTGTTGTAGTTCTGCTCAACGAAGTCCCCTCCTTCTTACAACCTTACTCATGCCTTTACTAGCGGCATTGATATCTCCCTTAAGGGCCTGACCTTTAAGTGTCCTATATTCCTGTGCGGACATCTTGTTCTTTTTCTTCTTAAGAGCTCTCAAGAATTCTGATTTTTCTGTCATTCTTTTATCCTTTTCTTTTTCTAAGTAGCATCTCCATCATGTCGTCCTGCGGAGTGCCCACAAAATCTTCACTACAGTTTTCTTTAACAACCTGAAAAATCTGGTACCAAACTGAATTGATCTGCTTCATGTAAGCCTGACTCATCTGGACATATGGTGATGCACAAGCAGCTCCGGTAGTCGGGTGCTTGGCAAGGAAACCATATTCGGATATCGCCTGCTCGCATTGAATCCAGCGTGCTACGCTCATGGCATATTGCTCAACAAGCTGCGTGCTGATAAGCTGATCACAGCCTCGCTCCTTTATCCATTTCCAAGTGTTTTTAAATATCTCATCAGCCCCTAGCAGTTCTCCGTTCTTCTGTTTGGCGTTCAAATACTCTTTAGGGTCCGGAATGTCTTCTCCCTTAAGGTCTGAGCCCTTGGGGAGCTGAATCACCTTCAGTTTTCTCCCACCAGGATTTCCGGTCTCTATTTTTTCAGTTAAAGCCTTCGACTTGCGGCCACTGCCAATGCGTGCACCGCCTCTGGCTGTGCCGTCTTTAGCCATTTTGGTATCTCCTATTTCTTTCCCGGGGTAATACCCCGTTTGATTTTGCTATTTTTGCACGTAAAGGTCCGGCCCGGTCTGGAAGCGTAGGCCCTGTAGAGATTAAGACCGCCCCTCTCTACATCAATACTGGTACGTAGGATTTCTGTCCTCAGTGAATGTTTTATGGTCGTGATGCATTTTGCAAAGAGGCTGCCAGTTACTTTCATCCCAGAAGAGCCTTGGATCGCCTCGATGTGGTGTAATATGATCAACAACTGTTGCCCTCGTATAAACACCTTCCTTTTTACATTCCAAACAAAAAAAGTTCTCTGGTTTATCCAGGAACCTTTTTCTTGCTTTCTGCCACTTGCTTCCATAGCCACGCTCTGCTGCACTCTTCCTGTCACCATTTGGGTGTATTTTCCTGTGCTCATCACAATACTTGCCATCACAGAGATTGGCACAACCTGGGTGCATGCATGGGTGCTTAGGTTTATAAGGCATAATCTTCTCCTTGCATAACAAAAGCCCCGTGTTTCCACGAGGCTTAGTTCATTAATTCATCCTAAATAGTTGTAACAATTTGCGCCTTTCCGTTTCATCTGAAAGACCTTCTATCATATCTTTTACCTGTTTTTGAGTACCTTCTTCCAATAACTTCGGATGAGTATTAACAATCCCTTCTAGTTTCTGCATCATCTCTGAAAGCTGTTCTGCATCAACCATCTTTGCTTTTTTTAATGTCTCATAATCCTGTCTGAGTGAAATATAACTGCTTAGCATACGAAGACAAATAACTTTTGCTTCATCATCTGTAAGTACTATCTCTTCGTAATCATCACTAACTAATGCTTCTGCTAAACTGAATTCTGAGTTTTCCTCATGATAGTAGTACTCTTCTTTATCATTATCCTTTTCTTCTTCGAATCGCCTGTTCACTTTTTTGGGTAATGATGCTTTGGTTAGTTCTTTAATATCTTTCTTTTTAATAGCATTCTTTATTCTGCCAACTCCATCCTTAACTCCATGTTTAACTGCTCCTCCAATATTTACCGCACCTTCAACTATTTCAGGATTATTTGCTAGTAATTCTGCAAAGGAGTTAAGCGTTTCTAGTACTTGGTTTACTGTCCCCAAAATGCTTGTATCTGAAGTATCATTATCATACTCATAGTCATCTATCTTATAGTCATCTATCTCATAGTCATCTATCTCATATTGCTGTGTTGACTCAATTTCACTAAGAATTTCCTCTTTTATTTCGTCACGCAGTTCATCCTTGATTTCTTCTCGAAGTGTATCCTTATACTCATCAAGAGGAACATAGTTATCCGTCGATGTCTCAAGCGTTCCGTCTTTTCTTCGTCTTCCTCCACCTCTTGGATGATGACTTGTGACATCATTACCTTTTTTATCGTAGTTTGGCACGTCCACTATGTACTTTGTGCTATCTTTTTTCTTTTTATCACTCATGAATTCAGTATAGCATACATAGATTATTCCATTTATTAAAACATTATAACAAGAGCCCCAAAGGATATATGTCCTTCGAGGCTCTTATCAATTGTTCCATCTTAACTATATCATAATGTCTTACTGTCTTTTTATGGTATTTACTGTCATGTTTATGCAGCAGGAAGTTTTACTGCTTTAAGTGCCCTGCGATGCAGACGGAAAACATGATCAATGCTGTAATTCATTTCAACAGCAATCTCCTCCCAACGCATTGATGAAAGGTACCGAAGTTCCAATAAAACTCTGTATTCATCATTGGATACGGTATCAATAATCTCCTTTGTCTCACGCTTAACCTGTATAAGTTTTTTCATATCATTATCAAGCTCTTCCTGATATTCATGCATCTTAATGACAGTACTTTCCATCTTGTGATTATCCTTGGATGTCTGAACCTTTATTGGACTAAGAGCTGCTGATACCTTTGTGGCCAAGGTCTCAAGCTCAGCTATCTGCATTGCTTTACTTCGGATCCTCATATCCAAGTAATAAGCCCTCGACAAGTATTCTTTTGTAGTCATTTCTTTTCTCCTCCACAAAACTCAGCTTTTACAGCTGCAATAAGTGCTGATTGTGTCATATCCTTCTCGGATAAAGCTTTTAGAATTCTTTCATCTATAGTTCCTTTAGTAACAATGTGCTGAACAACCACTGTTCTACTTTTTTGCCCTTGTCTCCAAAGACGTGCTACAGTTTGCTGGTATAACTCCAAGGACCATATCTGTCCAAAGAAAACTATATGTGAACCTCCCTTCTGAAGGTTTATGCCATGTCCGCATGATGCGCTATGTATTAGTCCTACTTGAATCTTTCCGGCATTCCAATCCTTAATGCTCTGATCAGTACCTATTTGCTGGTAATTTGCTCCAAGCTTATCAAGTCTTTCTTTTATACGAACAAGATCATGCTTGTACCAATATGCTAAAAGCATGGATTCTCCCTGAAGGGACTCAATGATATCTTCCATTGCATCAAGTTTTGCATTGTGGATTCTGATAATAGCTCCATCATCAGAATAGATAGCTCCATTAGCAAGCTGAGTTAATTTTCCTGCAAGGGCTGCAGCATTCGAAGCAGTAACGTCTCCTTCTGGAAGCTCAATCACAAGATCCTTCTTTAAAGCATCATATCTTTTCATCTCTTCTTCGGATAAACTCACGTTATAGTTGGACTCAATAAGCTCTGGCATATCTAAATAATCCTTAGCTTCCATGCTTATTGTGATATCTGAGATTTTCTTATATATCTCATCCTCAGCTCCAGGGAGAGGTGCGTATTTATATACGATTGCACCTTTGGTAACTGCTGGTCTAAAGAACGCTGTTCTGAACTGACCGATAAACCTTCCAAGTCGCTTACCATAATCCATGATCTTAAATTCTGCGTACAAATCCTCGAGCCCATTGCTCGATGGAGTTCCAGTTAACGCAATAATCCTTCTAAACTTAGGCCTGCATTTCATAAGAGCCTTAAACCTCTTGCTTTGGCTATTCTTGAAAGAGGAAACCTCATCTACAACACAAGCATTCCAAATGAAAGGTACTCCTGATTTATTAACAAGCCAATCAACATTTTCTCTGTTGATGATATAAATATCTGCATCAGAAGTTAGTGCTTTTATCCTCTGTTTTTCAGTTCCTGTCGCTATCACATATCGAAGATGTTTTATGTGATCCCACTGCTCTATTTCATCCCTCCAGGTGTAAGCTACTCTAATCGGACAAATTACAAGAACCTTGCTTATTACAAAATAGTCAAAAAGAAGTGCTTCCAGGCATGTAAGCCCAATAGACGTTTTTCCCAAACCACATGAAAGCCAAACCATAGCCTCCGGGTGTGAAAGAATAAACTCCATGCATTGCTCTTGATATTTATGAGGCACATATTTCATTGAGTACCTCCTCTATCATTTCTATGGAATCAACAACATAAACTTTGAATCCAAGATTCTTAAGCTCTCTGTGCCTTTTAAGCTGTAAAGCTCTAGGCTTTTTCCCAGGAGCCTTCAATTCAACAAAACCAACCTTCTCACCAGGCGATAAAATGATTCGGTCCGGCAGCCCGTTATAATTGCTAGACAACAGCTTTGCAGGAATGCAGCCTCTCTTTTTTGCCATAAGAACCAATTTGCTTTCTATTTCTTTTTCTAACATCGTTTGCCTCCAACAAGCCTATTCATCAGGTTTTTCTTAAATGGGTGTAGGTCGATGTAAGTCAAATCCAAAACTTTATATATAGAAGAAAAACAAAAAAATCTCTTATAAAGGACTTATGGAAATGACCTTCACCGACCTACACCCTTATCTATAAGTGCAGATCAAAAACCAACATTATTCTAAAAAGTCCTCGTTTTTGAGTTGCACCCCGTAAATTAGCACTCCAGCCTTGGATCTTTTTCTGTTAAGTCCGACGGCTTCAAGTGCAGCATAAAAATCAGTTGTGCTCCTGGTATAATTCCCTCGCATCTGGCAGAAGTTCCTATACTCCTGATAAAAATCACCGGATTTCACTTTATAAGCAGGATCCAGGTCGCACTTTTCACTGAGGAACTCTCCCAACCAATCATTGTCTGCTCTATACTTTTCAATTGCATCAACAACAACCTTGGGTTTAACTATTCGGAATTCATCTTTCATCGCCTTATGAGCCCCTTCGATGATCCACTTCATAATGGCGGGGCCTGCATGCTCAGTGAGATAATTCGTATAATTCTTGATGTCTGAATTTCCCTCTATTTTGGCATTAAAAGGGATAACTATAAGTCTGCGCCAAGTACCTGTATCAGAAACACCTACCTTGGGAAGATGGTTTGTATACAATATCAACGTATGACTTGGCCTGAATTTAAAAGGATCCTTATACTTCTTTTCTGCTGCAATCTCATCGGTTGAGCAAAGTTTCTTTACAACTGACGTTGATAGTCTCATTCCATCTTCGAGCTCAGCAGCAATGACAAGACGCTTTCCTTTCAGTTCTGCCATCTCAGGCCTTGCATTATGCTTACAGCCAACCGTAAGTGTTTCTGCAGAAATCGTTCCTGCGTAGGATCCAAGCACATTTGCTATGGTGTTCCAAAATGTTGATTTACCGTTCCTGCCATCTCCATATGCAATGATGAGTGCTTCCATGAACACCTCACCTATAGCAGCAAGCCCTACAATCTTCTGAACATACTCTATAAGTTCTTCATCGCCACAAAAGAAGGTATCCAGGGCTTCCTGCCAAAAGAACTCTCCTTCATCCCCAGGAGCGACTGATGTTTGCTTCGTAATAAGGTCCATAGGATCCGGGTAATGAGCCTCAGTAATATCCTTTCGAAGGTCTATCGTCATGCCCGGTGTATTAAGAAGGAACCCGTCACTGTCAAGCTCATCAGTACCAATTCTTACCATAGGCCTTACCGTATTTATCGTTGACTGAATATAACGATAGTCCCTTCGTTTCATGACAAATGCAAAGTATTGAGAAGCCCTTACAAATTCTTGGTATGCTTTCAGTTCGTCCATATCTGAAATACACTTTTCCAGTGTCTTTCCACCCTTTTGTACCATTTCCTCTGAAACACCTGTAGCGATAAGATTATCTCTTGCGACTGTTAGTGTCTCTCTGGCATCTGCCAGCTGAAGGTCAATGAACTCCATATACGGAACCATCGCTGAAAGGGCTGACTCTTCCCAAAACTCACCTGTGTAATTAAGGAAATGCGTACCGTCTGTGTACTTAAGCTGATCTGCATATTCTCTTGCAAACACTGTCGCTTCACCTACGTCTGAAAAGTCATCCGGAAGAAGAGAGAAATTACCGAAGTCCTTTGAGTACTCAGCCGGTGCTTTATAAGTCGGATCAGCAATGACTTTCTTATAGTAGAAGCCTACTGCGCTATTCCATATGGTATTCAACTCTGCATCTTCAAGAGGTTCCTCACAGTCTGCCGCTCTTGAAATAAATAACTGATGTGTCTTATCGGACTCCCCATATCTTTTAAGAACCCTTGCTGCAAAAATTGATAATGTATTATTTCTCTTGCCTAAAGGAATGATTTTAGAAAATGCTGCTGGACCTTTTACAGGCTTATCTTCCTTTGCAAAATTTTTCAAACTCGCTCTATCAATATCGCAGGCTTCTTCAATAGATTCCCAGCCATCATGGAAAATGATATCCTCCGCTCTTACGCATGAGCCAAAAAGAAATCTTGCTGCATCAAGGGCATTCGGATCGAAAAAAGGGTACTTTTGCTGGATTTTTCCCTTGATCGCGGCATAAATATCGGCGTTGTCACACTCATCGATTGGAAAGAAAACATGGAACTTAGGTCTAGCAGTTCTCCCATCCTTTTCCTTCATATTGTTTCGACTCGGAACAAGGCAATACTGCACATTCGGCATAATAGTCCCAAGCTTATCCGGGGTAATCCACCCCTCAGCCTCATCTGTCTCAGTATTATCTATATCAAGACTGATAACATCTGAGCTCAAGAATTTTGAATTGTTTCTATAGGAGTCTTTGTACTTAGCAGCAACGTGATCTTTTTCAACTGCCTTAGCCAGCTCCTTCTCATTAGTAATCACCACTTCATGTGGATACAGACAATTGCCTCTGTTCCCTGTCACATCTGCGGTATAAAGCCTGAATTGCATCTTATTTCCTCCTAATCAACATCTAAACCAAATACAAATCCGGGCATTCTACCAACATCTACATCAACGTTCATATCTGCAACCTCCTTTTTGGGATTTGAAGAAAATAATCCTCATATCTCTCCCAATTACAAAAAGGCTAAATTTGTACGAGAAATTTTAAAAAAATTTTTCTTCCTAAATTTATGTCATCAATCACCCAAAAAACTTTTTATAAAATTTCAAAATTTGTCGTACAAAAATACCACTTTTGTAATTAGGGATATTAGAGGCCAATTAGTGAAATAAAAAATACAAAAAACTCTCGTACAAAATAGGTCCTTCTGTAGTTAGGAAATATAGGAAGGCATAAGCCCCGAGAAAGTGAGGTGAAAAAATGCAGAACAACGATCTTATGAAAAAGTCTGATAGTTGGAATCCTGAGAACGATTTAGAACTCGCAGGAATACTGCTAACTATCAGCGCTATAGCAAAAAGACTTGCAAGGCTATTACTGACAAACGAAGCAATCAAATAGGAGGAAAAAGACAATGGACGCTAAAGAAGTAAAAGAACTGCAGCAATTAAGAAACGAGCTACAGTCGATTAACGACAGGCTTCTAAATCTCATTAACAACAATCAGGATATAAAAGAAAATCAGGAGAAATTGCAGAAGGCTCCAAATGCTAAACAGCTTTTTGATCCTGAACTACAAAAAGAGGAAACAACCATTCCCCCAGCTACCACTCCTACTCTTACCCTCATTGATGTAAAAAGGGTTCTTATGGAAAAGGCTCACGCTGGTTTTGATCAAGAAGTACACGCCCTTATCAAGAGCTATGATGTGGAAAAACTCTCATCCGTACCCAAAGATAAATATGCTGAGCTTCTTGAAAAAGCAAAGGAGATCGGAAATGGTTAAGCACGCAATATTGTCAGCATCGTCTGCAGAACGCTGGTCAAAATGTACGCCATCTGCCCTGCTCAACCAACAAGCCGCTGATATCCCATCACCATACGCTCAAGAAGGTACCGATGCACACCTTTTATGTTCATACCTTTTGGAACGTGAATATGGTATCGAAACAAGGGATCCTACGGAAAACCTGACATATTACAACCAAGAGATGCAAGAATGTGCAGAAATATATCTACAAACAGTCAACGAAATAATGGCAGATGTCAAAAAGGTCTGTCCTGATCCTGTCATATTTGTTGAGCAAAAGGTTGATTTCTCAAAATGGGTACCTGGAGGTTTTGGAACTGCAGACTGCATTTTATTAGCAGATGGAATAACCCATGTATGTGATTACAAACATGGAGCCGGCGTATTCGTGGATGCAACCGCCAATATACAGATGAAGTGCTACGCCCTTGGAGTAATATCCATGTTCGGTGACATCTACGACTTTGACGAAATCTGTATGCACATCATACAGCCAAGAAAAGAAAACATCTCGTCATGGTCAATCAAAGTATCAGAACTACTTACCTGGGCAGATGATTATCTATCTCCAAGGGCACAGCTTGCTATAAAAGGTGAAGGTGAGTTTGTTGCCGGCTCTCATTGCCATTTTTGTAAAGTAAAAGCCACATGCAGGAAACGTGCGGAAGCAAACCTCGAGCTTGCCAAGCTTGATTTCAAGTTACCTGCTATACTTTCAGATTCAGAAATCTCTGTTGTACTTGAAAAAGTAGATAACCTTGTTTCCTGGGCAAATGACGTCAAAGATTATGCCCTTACAGAAGCATTGAAAGGGAAAAAATTTGAAGGATTCAAAGTTGTTGAAGGTCGATCAAATAGAAAATTTACAGATGTAACTGCTGTTGCTGATATTGTCACATCAGCCGGTTACGATCCATACAAAAAAGAAGTATATGGAATTAGTGCCATGGAGACTATGCTTGGCAAAAAGAAGTTTGTAGAGCTACTTGGTAACTATGTTGTAAAACCACAAGGAAAACCCGTTTTAGTTTCAATCACAGACAAGCGCCCTGAGTTTAATTCAGCCGCAGAGGAATTTAAAGAAAAATTGGAGGAAAAATAATATGTTAAAGACAAAAGTTGTTACAGGACCCGAAACCAGATTCTCATACGCAAATGTGTGGGAACCAAAGCCATCACTTAACGGTGGAAAACCCAAGTATAGTGTTAGTCTTATCATTAAAAAGAGTGATACAAAGACCATCAATGCTATTAATGCAGCTATCCAGGCAGCCTATGAGGAAGGCGAAACTAAGCTAAAAGGTAATGCAAAGGTTGCTCCCGCACTTGAAGGAATTAGAACTCCTCTTCGTGATGGAGATACTGATCGCCCAGGAGATGCTGCTTATGCTGGCTGCTATTTCATTAACGCCAATTCAGATACCGCTCCTGGTATTGTTGATGCACAGTGTAACCAGATTATTGATCGTAGTGAGTGCTACTCCGGTGTATATGGTAGAGCAAGTATTAACTTCTATGCCTACAACACTAATGGTAATAAGGGCATTGCTGCTGGTCTTAACAATCTTCAGGTATTAAAGAAAGGTGAATCTCTCGGAGGAAAGTCTAGTGCAGAATCTGACTTCGCAGAATTTGTGACAGATACAACCGAGGATAGCTTCTTAGACTAAGCCCCCTCATATATTTTTACATAGGGACAGCAGTATAAAAGCTGCTGCCCCATTTTTAATAAGGTGGTAAATATGAAAATTTCAATTGACTTAGAAACTTACTCCGATGTTGATCTTCAAAAGTCCGGAGTTTACAGATATGCACAATCCGAAAATTTTGAAATACTCCTATTCTCCTACTCCATAGACGATGCCCCTGTAATATGCATCGACGTAGCAAGCGGAGAAGAGATTCCAGAAGATATCCTCCTTGCTCTTGTTAATGACAATACGGAAAAATGGGCCTACAATGCTTCATTTGAACGAGTCTGTCTGTCAGAGTGGCTAAAGAAAAAGAAACCTTTTATAGCCTCAGTATTTACAAATAATACTGGTTACATAAATCCAGATGGCTGGAAGTGCGACATGATATGGGCTGCTTATCTTGGACTACCTCTTAAACTTGCAGGCTCCGGCGCGATCCTTGGTCTTGATGAGCAAAAAATGACAGAAGGTAAGGATCTCATTAAATACTTCTGCTGTCCCTGCAAAGCTACAAAAGTAAATGGTGGCCGCACTCGTAATCTCCCAAAGCATGCTCCAGAAAAATGGGAGTTATTCAAAAAATACAATATTCGTGATGTTGAAGTAGAAATGAACATTCATAAGCGACTATCTAAATACCCTGTACCTGAATTTGTCTGGGATGAATATCACCTTGATCAAAGAATCAATGACCGTGGGATCCTTATAGACATGGCACTTGTACATCAGGCTATATCTATGGATGAACTGGCACAGTCAGAACTTCAAGGCGCATTGAAGGAAATTACTAATCTTGAGAATCCAAACAGCGTATCGCAGATAAAGAATTGGCTTTCAAACAATGGCCTTGTAGTCGAATCCCTGGGTAAGAAACAAGTAACTGAACTCATAAAAACAGCACCTGCAGAACTAAAGAAAGTATTGGAACTCAGACAGCAATCAGCAAAGTCATCCGTCAAAAAATATACTGCTATGGCCAATATGGTTTGCAGCGATAACAGGGCCCGCGGTTGCTTTGCTTTCTATGGATCGCATACCGGTCGTTTTGCAGGAAGAGGTATTCAGTTACAAAACCTTCCCAGAAATGAGATGGAGGAACTTGAGATCGTAAGAGACACAGTAAAGAGAGGCGACTACGAACTACTCTCCTTCCTTTATGATTCAGTACCAGAGGTTTTATCCGAGCTTACACGAACAGCTCTTATCCCCCGTCCAGGTTATAAATTTATAGTAGCGGACTTTTCCGCTATCGAAGCCAGGGTCCTTTCGTGGCTTGCAGGTGAAGAATGGCGCATGGAAGTCTTTGCTAATAACGGAGATATTTACTGTGAAACCGCCAGCAGAATGTTTAAAAAGCCTGTTGTCAAACATGGGGTCAACGGTGCGCTCAGAGCAAAAGGCAAACAATGTGAGCTATCATGCGGTTATGGTGGCAGCGTCGGCGCATTAAAGAATATGGGCGCCATAGAAGCTGGTATGAAGGAAGAAGAATTGCAACCCCTTGTGGATATGTGGCGTGAATCGAATCCGAAGATCGTTTCTCTGTGGTATGAAGTTGATAAAGCCGCAAAGACTGCTATCATCAATAAAGCCTCCGCAGAAACGCATGGTATAAAATTCATATGCAAATCCGGTATGCTTTTTATAGTCTTACCTTCAGGAAGAATGCTCTCTTATGTAAAACCTAATATAGGAATAAATCGATATGGCTCAGAAAGCATTACCTATGAAGGTACCGACGGCACAAAACATTGGAGCAGACTTGAGACCTTTGGAGGAAAACTTGTCGAGAACATCATACAGGCCATAAGTAGAGATATTCTCTGCAGCTCCATGAAAAACTTATCAATGTATAACATCTGTGCTCACGTCCACGACGAGATTATCATAGAATCCCCCATGACAGAATCTGTTGATTATATCTGTGATCAGATGGCCATTATACCTTCTTGGGCAAAAGGATTACTTCTACGCGCCGATGGTTATGAATCTATGTTCTATAAAAAAGATTAGAAATAAAAAGAGAATGGAGACAAACCATTCTCTTTTTGATTCTAATGAAAATTGGATAAAAATTCTGACTCAGCCAAGTCTTTTTTTCCTTCATACTTACGCTTTAAACTATCATAAAAATTAAGAATTCCTCTATATTCCTGTCTTAAAGGAAAATCTTTATCTAATAATTTGTGTAATATAAAGTCATTATGTTCCCTATCAAGAGTATCATCCATGATATAATTTAATGCTATCATATGTGTGCTTATAAAACACATACTTCCAGCATATTCTGGTTCGTAACAATCCTCGTAGCCTTCAGGTATCTCATCGTATGATACTAATTCCGTGCATCCTCCCCTTCTTTCAATATCATTCCAATCTGAATATATGTAATAGTAGTCCTCCTTTTCCGTTGCATATTCTGTACTGTCATCAAAATCCATTTTTGTAAAATCTCTATGTAGTTGATATTGTCCAACAATAAAGTTATACACTGCCCAATCTGTATCCATATGTACACACTCGATATCACCTGTTCCATAAGTAATATCAGAATAGTACATTCTTAAAAACTTCAAATAATCTTTGTCTGTATCTTGCATTCCACAATCTATAAAGTGTTCTCTTAAATATGGATAAATTATGCACAATTCTGTCTTTCTTTCATCAAGTCCATATAACATCGGTAATGTTTCATCATCAAATAGACTTTCATCATACATCGTAAATATTCTCAAAATACTCGGGTATGTGCCCTCTAATTGTCTTGAGAAAAAATAGGCTGCGAAATACTCCTGAAAGGATCTGTGTATCCATCTATATGTGTCCTCATCAAGATAGATAAAACATAACTTCTCAGTTATATCTTCTATAAATGCCTCAACAGTTGTCGTAATATTATTAGCATCTATTACTTCTTGTAAATACTTACGGAATATCTCAGTCGGAAACTCATATTCCTGCTTAGCAAATGCCAAAGCACAAAATTCTCCAAATACTCTTTTGAATTTTTCTATATCCAATCCCGTTTTAAATTCTCTTGTTAACCCTTTATTGCCATCATGCCTTTGCGCCAAAACAGCATATGCATCTTCATAAAACAAATATCTTTTTGTAGCTATAGTATTAGTAACCGCATATGTGGTTAGCATGATAGTTAATAGTAATGGATTACCAAGAAATTCTTTTTTTTCATCTCTGTTAAAATTGAACCTATTTTCCTGAAGATCTTTTATAAATCTTTCTTTTAAATCATTGTCTACTTCGTTCGGGTCAATCTTTCTTATCATCTCATATGCTTGATCTGCTTCTAATGGCAATATTTCAAAAGGAATGAAAGAATCTAATAAGCGCAATTGATTATTATTTCGAGAAGATATAATAATATAGTTATTAGGATAGTGAAGAAAAAATCTCTCTATTTCATCTCTAAAAATCGCCCTATATTTTTGAGGTATTTCATCATAACCGTCGATAAGCAGAACTATCTTCCCTAAATTCAATAATTCGACCAAATCACTCTTAATAAGAGTTGCATCATATTTTGAAAATACATCATATAAAGACTCTATAATATCATATTGGCCATCTGGACTAAGCTTACTAGCAATAATAAAGATCGGTACCATCTGATATTTTGAGTAGTTCTCAATTGTATCAAGCATCAAATGATACATCATCATAGTTTTGCCCAGTCCACCACTTCCGACTATTTGTATTTTAGTAGCACTGGTTGCACGCATCAAAGTCTCTATACTTATGCCATGAATACTTTCAGGCACATGTCTATGCTGTGACTTTTTTTCTAAAAAAGTTATAGGGCTAATCACTCTTAATCTCAAATCATTGCATACATAGAAATCCTTAAATGGCCTTTTAACCTTGTACAAATATGTTGTACATTTTGAGTATGAACCATAAAGATTAGATAAGTATTTTGCATATTTGCCAGAAAGGACAAAATCCTCTGATTTTTTTCTTATAACAGGAATCATCGTGTTGGTAATATATTGATCCCCTACTACGATAGTATAACTATTCTTATCTTTAGCTGAATGCACGTTATTTAAGTCATCCGGCATCTTAGATATGTATGAATCATATGTAAGGTCAACATGCGTTTTCATAGCACCATTTTCTAAAAGAGCTTTATCAAATCTAATAGGTGAGCTCTTCTTATCCTGTCTTGTCCATTGCTTTAATGTATATTGTCCTAATCCATTATCAGAGCAATATCTAAAAACATAAACCCATATAGCAAGTAAAAATTCATAAAAATCTATTTTAATTTTCTCTTCATCATCAACGAACAATTCATCTCTTCTACAAGGAAGGAATCCAGGTCTAATATAAAGCAATTTATCCTCAATATATCCATCTTTTCTTATAAGCTCAAGAAGTGCTGCTACCAACCAGGTATGATTATCTTTATCCTTGTATATGTACTCATCGCAAAAACGCTGTACCTGACTAATTACAGTCTGCTTAGATGCACGTATTCTTTCTTCAAACATGTCCGCCACTTTTGCATCTCCTAACCGAACATATTTACTGTTTTTTCTCAATGGCTTACAGTTCTTGAAATCAGATGCATATGTAGAAAGCATTTCTATATCAACATTTTCCATAGCCTGCGGGTCACCAATAGAAATAAAATCTTTAAATATTACCTTTTGTGAAGGCACATTACTATTTGTTGCTTCTAGTAACAATGAAAAAAAAGTACCTCCGCAAAGACATAATGCTGATTTTGTATCATTCAT